CGCGGATCCGGGCCCACGAATCCACGGGGCGGGGCCGGGGGAGTCGCGGGGCTGGGGGCGCAAGTGGTGGTTTCCCCTGAGGGGGTGGGTACGCGGGGCGCACAACGGTCGTACCGGGCCCGCAAACTTCCCGGACCCCCTCAGAAAGTCCCCCACTTGACTTAGCCCCCGCTCGTCGTTACCTTGGGTCCGGGGCCACAGGGGAGACGGGACAGAGCGCGAGGCCGAAGGCCGGAGCGCGAGGGGCGAGGTAGCGGGCGGCCCGGTGAAACTATTACGGCCCGTAACCCCGCGGTGGCGGCCGCAGTTGCCTTGACGTGGGGCCCCAGTCGGGGTAAACTTGATCCCTGGCCAGTTCCCCGCCCGCCAGGTGACAGCGCGCGGCCGCAGGGGAACCAGACCCCGGGGGTACCCCCGCTTGTCGGCGACGCCGGCGCGGGACCGGGGGCGCGGCCACCCCTTCCCGTGGCCACCAGCCCCACAGAGCGCGCCGCCCTGTCGGACGCCGCCCGCCTCCGAGCGGACGACGACCCCCGCCTGGACGACATGCTGCGCGACCAGCTCCGGCTGATCCGCACGTGCCAGGACGCGCTGGCCACCGAGATGACCGAGGCGCTGGGCGGGGCGCCCCGTGCTCTGACGTCCGGACTGGCCGACAAGCTCAAGGCGCTGACCGCCGCCCTGAACACCGCCACGGACGCGCAGGTGCGCCTGGACAAGACGGCCGCCGACCGCGCCAAGAGGATGAGCCCGGCCGACTGGCTGGCCGCCATCCGGGCGTACGTGCTGGCGATGCCCCACGCCGACCGGGCGGCCCTGCTGCAGGACCTGACCGCGGCGCACCACGAGGGACACCCGTGATCGGCCGCTTGGCGGGCGTCCGGCGACCCGAGGCGCAGGGCACCCACACATTCTCAGCCTCCCCGCCGGACGGCACCGCGGCGCGCGCCGCCGTGGCCTCGGACGTCCCGTTCATCCTGGACTCCTGGCTGCGCAGCTTCCGCTCCAGCCCGTGGGCCGGTGTCGTCCGCAACGACGACTACCACGAGACCTACCGGCGCACCGTGGAGGGCCTGCTGGCCCGCGGCGCCCGCATCCGGGTGCTCGCCGAGGAGGCGGACCCCGCGCGCATCGTGGCCTGGTGCGCCTCGGAGCAAGCGGACGGCGCGCCTGTGGTGCACTACCTGCTGACCCGCCCGGGCGGCCGCTGGCGCCGCCGCGGTGCCGCCCGCCACCTGCTGGCCGAGCTGGGCGGCCCCGGGTACTACACGTTCCGCACGCCCGACGCGGCGCACTTCCCCGGATGGCGACACCGGCCAGAACTGGCCCGGCGCAAGTGAGCGAACCCGCACCGCCCCGCGCGGGCGGAAAGCGGACACGGAATGTTAGATTTACAGGGGTACCACAGGTGACCAAGCAGACCAAGGTGCGCTACGTTGTGTTCTCCGGTCCCGTGGAACTGGAGGGCCTGGGTCACGTGATCCGGGTGTCCGACCAGGGCGTCACCGCCAACGGGCAGGACAAGTACCCGGCCCCGGACATGTACCTCGACGGCTCCAGCCTGGTGATCCGCACGCACCGGGGCGTGGACCGCTTCGCGCTGGCCGGCGGCGCCGTGCGTCAGTACCGCTGCGTCGGCGACGAGACCGTCAAGTAGTGCCGCGCCTACCCGTCACCGCCCTGACCCTGGAGCACGCGCTCCGGGAGCACGTCGAGCGCGACGCCAACCGCCGCGCGGTGGTGGACACCGCCGAGGACAAGGCGCAGCGCATCCTGGACGACGCCAGCCCGGAACAGCGCGCGTACATACTGGACGAGGGCGACTACGTGTCCGCCCGGTGCCCCCGGCGCTCCGGCAAGACCTGGGCCAACGTGGCGCGGGTTCTGTACCGCGCCCTAAGGCGCCCCGGGCACCGCGCGATCATCCTGTCCCTGACCCTGAAGTCCACTCGCCAGAACTACTGGTCCGCCGCGCCGGCGGGCCTGTTCGCGTTCAACCGGCGGTACGACCTCGGGGCGGTGTTCAATCACACCGCCAGCACCTGGGTGCTGCCCAACGGGTCCTACGGCCGCCTCGCCGGTGCCGAGACCAAGGCGGACCTGGAGCACCTCCGCGGCGCCGACGCCGAGGTGGACGACGCGGTGATCGACGAGTGCAAGAGCTTCCCCCGGGCACACCTGGACGAGTTGATCCAGGACATCCTGGAGCCGGGCTTGCTCACCCGCAACGGTCGCCTGGCGCTGACCGGGACGCCCGGACTAATCCCCAGCGGTACCTTTTACGAGGCTACCTGCCTGGAGTCGGTGGTCCCGGGCGAAGAGGGCCAGCCGGTGCCCACCTGCCGCCCGTGGGACCAGCCATCCGACCTGGACATCTGGGCGCTGCACACGTGGACCCTGGAGCAGTCGGTGGTCTGGCAGTGGCAGCGCGCCGGCGCCGACCCGGACAACCCGCCGCGTCAGTGGCTGCGCGCGCTCCGCGTGAAGGCCAAGAAGAACTGGGCGGACGACCACCCCACGTGGAGGCGCGAGTACCTCGGGGAGTGGACCGGCGACCAAGGCGGCATGGTGTACGCCTACGCACAGAAGTTGCCCACCGGTGAAGTTTCGTGGGCGCCCGAGGTCACCCGCGAGAACCCGGCGGGGCTCCCGCCGGAACTGGGCCCGTGGCGCCTGGTGATGGGCGTGGACCTCGGCTTCGAGGACGACTTCGCGGCGGTCCTGGCCGGCTACAGCGAGCGCGTCCAGGAGCTGCGACACGTGGCCGAGTTCAAGTCCCCGCACCTGAACATCGACCAGCAGATGGAGGAGATCCTCCGCCTGACGGACCGCTACGGGTGGCCGGACGCCATCGTGGCGGACAAGGGCGCCCTAGGCAAGCTGGTGGTCGAGACCATGGTGGCCCGCGGCATCCCGATGATCGCTGCGGACAAGCACGAAAAGTTCGACCACATCGCGCTGCTGAACGCGGACCTGCACTCGGGCCGCATCAAGATTCTGCCGAACAGTGAACTGGCCACCGAGCTGCTGGGCCTCCAGTGGGACCTGTCCAAGGAGTCCAAGGAGGTTCTGGTGCGCACCGGCAAGCTGCGCGAGGACAAGAACTGTCCCAACCACCTTACCGACGCGTTCCTGTACCTCTGGCGGTACAGCTATCACCACTTCGCGCGGGCCGAGGACACCGGTCCCGCCTGGGGTACCACGGAGTGGCACCAGGAGCGGGAGGCGGCCGCCGAGCGGTACTACGCAGGCCTGGGCAGCCTGCCCAAGCGCTACCTGGGACACGAGGACCTCTCTCTGGGTGAGGCCCCGCTGACCAGGGAGGGCGTTGCCCACCTGGACGTCGTGTCCGAGATCCTGCGCACGAGGCACCCGTGAACCTGGAACCCGAGGAACTGCTGGAGTTGCTGGACGGCCTGCGCGAGCGCGGGGTCACCTCCTTCCGGGGGTATGGCGTGTCCGTGCGGTTCGGCGGCCCGAGACAAAGGCCCGACACCTCCGCGGACGTATCGGGTATCCAGCGGGAGCCGATCGCACTGGATACACCGGGTCCGCGCATGTCCGCTACCGCAGCGGTGGCCCTGGAGCGCAGCATGCAGGCCGGTGTGCACGGGCACCCCAGTCTGTGGGACGGCAAGGGCCCGCCGGAGTTTCCGGGTCACGAGATGATCGCGGCCCTCCGGCCGAAGGAGTAGCCGCATGCCAATGCTGGACACCATGTTCGAGTCCCTGTGGTGGGAGGCCCCCACGCACAAGTACCCGCGCGGCGTCGGCTACGGGGACGTCCCGGACCTCGAAGAGGTGAACCGCGCGTCCAGCCTCCTGGAGCAGTTGAAGGCCCTGGAGCTGCGCCAGCGCGAGGTGCACCAGCAGAACCTCTGGAACGCGCGGCTCTACGGCAACCGCGAGATCGCCGCGTTCGATTGGGGTACCGGCGCCTACTACTACAACCACAGCCTGGCCCCGGTCAGCCTGCTGGCTGAGAACCTCGTGATGTCCGTGGTGGACACGATGGTCTCGCGCGTCGGCAAGAACCGCACGAAGGTCACGCCCGTCCCGCACAACGGATCCTGGAAGCTACGCCGGACCATCGACAAACTGGACCGCTGGATCCACGGCGAGATGACCCGGATGCACGCGTGGCGCACGGGCAAGCAGGTGTTCCGGGACGCGGCCATCTTCGGGTACGGCGGCGTGCGCGTGGAGGCCGACGAAGACGGCCACCTGTGTCTGCAGCGCTTCTTCCCGGACAACCTCCTGGTGGACCAGCACGAGGTCGTGACCACCGGCGGCATCCGACACATCTACGAGCGCGAGGTGCTGCCGGTGCGCACCGTGGAGGCCACCTACGGGCTGCCGTACGGCGCCCTGGGCACCCACCCGGCACCGCAGATGTACCTGCCCTACCGCGTCATGGGGGCCAACCACGTGATCCTGGCGCGCGGCTGGCGCGCCGCCGGCCCGGACGGCCCCGGCCGCCACGTGGTCGCCTGCGAGGGCAAGGTCCTGGTGGACCGCGAGTGGCCGTACGAGTGGCTGCCCCACGTCATCTACCACAGCGACGAGCCGGTGGTGGGCTTCTACTGGCCCAGCATCGTGGAGCGCGTCCTGCCGTACCAGATTCGCCTGAACGAGGTGAACGAGGTGATCCGTGACGCCCAGGACCTCATGGCCCGCCCACGTGTGTTGGTGGCCGAGGGCTCCCGCGTGAACCCGCAGGACGTGGACAACACGGTCGGCCGCATCATCAAGTACACCGGCGTGAAGCCCGAGGCCCTCGTGTGGCCGGCCGTGTCCGCCGAGCTGTACCAGGAACGCGACCGCATCGTACGCACGTGCTTCGAGCAGTTCGGCCTGTCCCAGATGGTGTCCCAAGGCAAGCTCCCGGCGCAGGCGCGCCTGGACTCCAGCGCAGCGCTGCGCGAGGCCACGGACATCTCGGACGACCGGCTGTCGGACCCGACGCAGCGCCTGGAGGAGTGGTACCTGGACCTGGCCGAGACCATGATCCGGGTGCAACGTGCCTTCGGTTCCCCGGCCGGCAAAACCACCTGGTCCGTCGGCGGCAAGTACGGCGCCGAGACCATCGAGTGGAAGGACGCCGACCCCGGCGACCACACGTACACGATGTCCCTGGAGCCTGCCTCCCTGTTCAGCCTGACGCCGGCCGCGCGCCGGGACACCCTGGAGCAGTGGCTTGCCCAGGGCGTCGTGACCCCGGAGGAGTACCGGCGCCAGCTGGCGCACCCGGACCTGGAGGGCGAGGAGAGCATCCAGGCGGCCGCGGCCGAGGACATCGACCGCGTGATCGACCTTCTGGAGGACGGCGACTACGAGTCGCCCGACCCCGTGCAGGACCTTGTGCAGGGTGTGCAGCGGGTGACCCTGGCGTACCTCCGCCTGTCCCGCTACGACGACGTGCCGGACGAGGTCAAGACCAACTTCGTGAAGTGGCTGAGCACCGCGCGCGCCACGCTGGACGGCGGCACCGAGGACCAGGCGTCCCCGGCCCCCTCCGAGCTGCCGCCGGTGCCCGGCGCCGCGCCGCCCGGAGCCCCGATGGGCCCGGGTGGTCCCACGATGACGGGCGGCCCGCCGATGGGCCCGCCCGGCCTGCCACCCGGGGGTCCGATCGCCCCGAGCGTGCAGATTCCCCCGGCCGCACCGGTGCCCTTCCAGGGTCCGGTGGGAGGGCCACCGATTCGGCTCAGAAGGTAGGAGCGCATGGAACCGCAGACGTTCACCGGCCCCTCGCAGGAGGCGGCCCGCCAGGCCAACGAGCACCAGTTCCAGTCCGCCCGCCGCGGCGAGGTGGACAACGTGATGGCGGAGGTCCTCGCGGCCGTCGCCCGCCCGGCGCCCGCCGGCGACACCGGTCCGGCCACCGTTCAGCCCGCACGCGGCGTGGGCCAGCCCGTCGTGTCCGCCCCGGATGCCGCGGTGCCCCTCACGGCGGCGCAGCGCGCGGTGCAGGAGGCGCAGGAGCTGGAGCGCGCGGCCCTGGCGGCTGCCGTCACCACTCCGGCGCCCGACGCGCCGGCTCCGACGCCCACCGATCAGGTGACCCCCGCGGCGCAGCCGCCGGCCCAGACGCCCGCCGAGCTGCTCAGTGTCCTGGAGCGCCTGGCCGGCCGCTTGGAGGCCCTGGAGCGCGCGCCGGTCGCGGCGCCGGTCTCCGAGCCCGCGGCCCCGCCCGCACCCGACAGCATACCGCTGGACGAGCTGCGTCACATGCTGGCCACCCAGCCGGCCGCCCTCGCCAGGGCCGCGGGCGTTCGCCCGGCGGACCTCAGCCGCCTGCTGGTGGCCGAGACCCTGGGGGACGCCGCGCCGGAGCCGGTCAAGCAGTCCGCCGCCATGGCGGGTCTGCAGGCGCAGATCGCCAACCTCTCGCGCACCGTGGAAAACCAGGCCCGCGAGATCACCGTGCGCCGCGAGGTGGACGAGACCCGCGCGGCCGTGCGGGCCGCCGACTTCGCAGCGGCGCCGACCCTCGCGAGGATGGCGGCCAAGAACGCCACCAGGGCCCACGACGAGGTGTTCCAGGAGATCGCGAACCAGGCGCGCGTCGACCGCGCCCGGAACCCGAAGGCCCCCCTGATTTCGGTGGCCGAGGCCACCAAGCGCGCCGAGGCCCGTTGGGCCGACGTCGCGAGCTACTTTTCCCCGCCACCGGCCTCAGCGGCCGCTGCAGGCGCCCCCACTCCCCCGGCCAAGAGCG